GTCGGTCGGTCGTAATCCCGCGTCCGATCCGGCGATGGCTCGGCAGCGCCGATGGCCTCGCGAGCGGACGCCAGCTCGCGCCCGAAGGCCGCCCCGCCCATGCGCTTTACATAGTCGATCGACTCCACCGACTTCGCTTGGCGGGCCGCGGCCAGCGCCTTGCCGCTCAACTTCTGAATCGTCACTTCGTGCGGCGCATCGAACGGCAGCGGCACGACGCGCGTGATGTAGGACGCGAAGATCCCCATCTACGTCCAGACGCCGGCGCCCGTCGGCTGCACCGTCGCGGTGTATTCCGTGAGCGCGGCATTTTTCGCCGCGACTTCGTAATCCACCAGCCGCGTCTCGACGGTGAATTTCTTGCCGTCGCCGTACGTGACTTCCAGCGTGCGCGTCGCCGCGGACGGCTGACAGTCGGCGGTGGACGGCATAAACACGACATGCGGCCCCGTCGCGGCGGTGGTATCGAACAGCCCCTTGATGGCGATCGCCGGCATCCGGCGCATCCCGGTCGGGGTGTGCTCGAACCACGGATCGCCGAAACTGTGCGTCTCTTGCGAGAGGTTTTCGATCTTCACGCCGCCGAGTTCGCGCACGTGTTGCGTGACGTCCGACAGCGTGCCGCCGGGCGCGGCGTCGTATTGAATGACGACATCGACCGATCCATATTTGCCAGGCATGAGCGTCCCTTTCCTTAGCTGCGAAACAGGCCGGCCGCGACGCGGACCGTCCCCGTCCCCGTGACCGTGCCGACAAATCGAACATGCCGCTGGATCGTGCCGGCGACGGTGACCGCTTGGTGATTCGGCGCCGTGGTGACATTCACGAACGTCGCAATGTCGGTCCAGGCGGAGGCGTCCGGCGAATGCTGCAGCTTGCCGACGAACCCGGTGATCCCGGTGAGCGCCGTCACTTGCTGCGACGCGGTGCCGCCGGCCGCGGTCGAGGCGCCGTTGTCGACGGATGCGCTCGTCCACGTCGCCGTTTTGTCCGCGGCCGGCTGAATGACAGCGCCGCCCGCCACGAGCGCGCCGCTGATTTCATACGTGACGTTGGCCTTCGTCAGCCCGCCGAGCACGGCGAGGACTTCATAGCCGGTGGTCAGCGTGCCGGTGGCTTGGAACAGCGTGACGCCATCCGGCGACCAGACTAGCGCGCGCGCGGGCAGCGGCATCGGCGACAGCAGCGCGTGCAGCCCGCCGAGCGTCGTATCGAAGTACGCGCCGTCTTGCGTGACGGTCGCGCGGCGGATCCCGGGCGGGGTCCAATCGAACCAGCTGTCGCCCAGCCCCGTGGTGTCTTCTTGCAGCGCGTCGATCTTCCAGCTGAAGCCTTTGGGCTTCGCGCCGAGCAGGCTCGTCCCGTTGAGGGTCAGTTGCGTAAATTGCGCCGATCCCGCCTTAGGCATGGTCCCGTCCTGTTACCGTGTCCTCCGCGAATTCATGGCCGCACTTGCCGCACACGTCATGGGGCCGGCCGAAGCCACTCGACGACACGCGCGTCGCCGGGGCGGCGTAACACTTCGGGCAGTGATCGTTGTGGCGGCGCACGGCCTGCCCGCGGGCATCGACGAGGCGATCGGCCGGATCCGGCGGGCGCTCGTCGGCGGTCATGCGGCCTCCTGCAGATAGATCCGGGACTCCGCCACCAGCTCGCGCACGGGGACGTTGTTCAAGAGTTCAAAGGGCAGCGTGATCGTGGCGTCGTGCGGCGCGTACGCCGAGAGCCAGCCGGCGACGGGCAGCGCCCCGGATTTTTCCGCGGCGCGCAACAGCCGGATCGCTTCCTGGACGATCGCTTGCGCTTCGTGCATGCCGGGTTCCGTGCTGAACACGTGGACGCGCAGATCGATTTCGAGCAGCCACGGCCCCGGCCCCAGGCCGCCGGCCATGCGTTCGGCGGCGAGTTCGTACCACACGAAGGGGAACGACTGCGCGCCCTCGGTAATGACCGGCTGATCCACGACGCGCTTGGCGCCGGCGCCAATGGGCGGCGGGGCGGTGAGGGACGGCACGTTCAGCACCTTGAACACGGCATCAGCGACGGCATCGAGCGCGGAGTCGGCCATTACTCCAGCTCCCCGCATTCGAGCACCAGGAAGCGGTGCGCGTAGGCCGGCTCCGGGTGCGGGAACACGCCGAAGATTTCCAGCTCGCGCGGCGCGGTTTCCTGATAGCGCGTCCAGTGCAGGATCATGTGCGGCTCGAGGCCGGGCCGGTAGTGGATGACCGCGCGATAGATCACCGTGGCCGCGGCGGCCCCGCCCACGGCCTGCCGCTCCGAGGCGTTGAGCGGCTCGATGTACGCGAACGCGGACCCCGCGGGATACCAGTCGTCGGGTTGGCCGCCCTGGCTATCACTCTTGAAGGTGACCGTGATCGTGCCGGTCGCCGGCGAGGCCAATCCGGCCGGCACGGCGTACGAGAACTGCGTGGCGCTGGTGACGGTGACTTGCCCGGACGTTGTGTTGTACCCGAGCGGCAGCGCCCCCCGCACGGCGGCGTAATCGCCCGACGTCAGCCCGTGCGGCGTGCCGGTGACGGCGGAGGCCACGGTACCCAGCGCGGTGAGCGTGGTCACGGGGATCGCCGGCGGCGTCGTCGACAGGAAGTCCACGGGTTCGGTGAGCCGGCCGATCGGGAGCGTCGTCGCCATCTACGCCACCGCCACCTGATGCCAGCGCAGCAACTTGCCGCGGACGGCGGGCGAGGGGAACCCGTCCCACGGCGACGGCGTGCGGCTGGCCCCGCGGTCCGTGTCGCCGCGATCGGTGTAGAGGTCGGTCAGCACGTCGAGGATCGCCGAACGCACTTCGAGCGGCACGGTCGCCGACGTCCAGGGGTCGATTGGCGCCTTCGTGCAGTACGCCAGCACCAGCGCTTCGGCCTCGTCGAGCTTGTCCTGCACGAACACGTCTTGCGCGCTGTGCGTGATCGACAGTTGCGCTTTCGCTTGCTCCAGGGTGACCAGCGCCATTACGCCGGCACCTCGTCCGCGTCCTCGACACGCGCTGGCGGCACGGCCGAGGGAGTGACCGGCGCGGAAGGCGTCGCCGCCGGCGTCGCCCGATCCCGTGCCGCCAGCGCTTTCAAGCTGTAGTTCTGCTGCTGCATGTACGCCGAGTCGCCACCGGCGATCGGGCCGTAGCCGTAGTACTTGCGCCGCGCCTCGTTGGGCGTCAGTGCCGCCGAGCCGATCGCATCGGCCGCCGCCTTCGTGCGCGTCGCCGTGTCCATCCAATACAGGTCGTCGATGTTGAATTCCGTGCCGAGCGGGCGGGCCAGCTCCAGGCCCTCGTCGAGCGACAGTTCGATCGCCGTCATCAGCGCCTGCAGGCACTGCGAGTAGAACTGCTGCACCAGCTGTTCGCTGTTGCCGTAGGGCGCCGCGTGCGAACTATCCACGAGCGCGGCCGGCACCTTGAACACGCCGCAGATCGTGTTCGTCGTCCACCCCAATTGTTCGACGAGCTGCGAATCGACGGCGGAGGCCCCGGCCGGCGCATAGGTCACGCCGCCGGAGAGGATCGCAATCTTGCCGGTGTTCGTCCCGCCGTGCTTGGTGTACCAGTTGGCCGCCAGCGCGTCCGCGTCCGCCTGTTCGATGGCCGCCGGCACGGTCAGCACGCCCGACGGCCGGCTCCCGTTCGCGAAGAACGCCGCGCCGCTATCGGAGATGCTGAGTGCCTGGGTCGCCGCCGTCGCGCACGCATAGATCGGCGAGACGCCGATCATCTGGTGAAACAGCGGCACCATGAGGTCGTGAATCACTTCGCGGGCCGGCAGTACCCAGCGATCCGTCCCGCTCTGCTCGACCGTCAGGCCGGCCAGCTCGTGGCGCTGCAGCTCGTAATAGATGGCCCCGTCGGGCGCGATGAGCGGCGTCACCTTCGCCGGGTCCAGGGGATAGAGCGCGACGACGACGCCGCGCTGATCGCGCTGCTTGAGAATGAAGGCGTTCCCGTGGAGCAACTTGGACGCCAGCCACGCCTCGATAAATTTCTGCGTCGTCTGGTAGCGGTTCGGCTTCCGCAAGACGGGCGAATAGGCCGGATTGGCCGTCGGCACCCACACGTCGGGGTCCGTCTCTTCGACGAGGCGCAGCTGGCACTTGCCGATCGTTTCCGCGATCAGGGTGGCGCAGCTGTAGATCGTCGGGTTGCGGATCGCACTGTCGGCCGGCAGATCGGCGTTGTGCTGCCACGCCCCGCTATACGGTTCGCGGACGGTGGGCCACCAACTGCGCCGGGACGGCACCGGCGAGAGCCCCGCCGGGGCCTTCCCGATCTGCAGTTCGTAGCCGGCCAGGGCGACTTTCATCGCCGCTTAACCGTTGCCGCCGTTGCCCTTTTTCGCCGGGGCCGACGCCGGGTCCGCCATCAGCAGCTGCCCGCCCGGGATCGTGTAGGTCGCGCCGCTCACGTACCGCGCCGCGCCGCCGATCGCCTTCAACCAGGTCACGAACCATTCGGCCCGGAGGCCGACACAGTTGTTTTGCCAGAGCGACACAAACACCGTGGTCGCATCGGCCGGATCCATCGGGGCATCGTTCATCTGCAACGACGCTTCGCGGCTGACATCAATGGTCACGCCGCCGTCGTCGGCATACAGCACGTACTCCGGGATCAGGCCCACGATCGTCGAGCCCGCCGCGCCGCTCGTGACCACGCGAATCCCGTTGACGTCGCCGCCGCTGGCGTTCAGGTTCGGGAACAGCGGCGCACCGGCCGCGTTCTTCTGGAACGACAGCACCAGCGCATTGTTGGGCGACATGATGTAGGTGAGGTTCTGGATCGGCAGGTTGATCGTCGTGAACGCGGAGGCCAGGGCGACGAGGTCGCCGAGCGGCCCCGTCGACGTGATCGCCGACGTGCCATTCGTGATCGACGCGGGCGAGACGTTCGCTACGGCGGCTTTCGCCGGGTCGATGAACGCCGCATCGACGAACGCCGTGATCCCCGCGATCATGTCGGCGCGCACGATGGTCTCCGCCGACGGACTCGACAGCCGCGCGAGTTCTTCGGTGATGACGATGATCCCGGCCGTCTTGTGGTACGGCACCGTCAGCGACGTAAACGCCAGCTTCGTCACCGGCTTGGGTTTCTGTTCCCCCACCCAGCCGTAGGTGCCGCCCACGGACTGCGCCGGTACTTTCGTATTGAACGGCACCTTGCGCAGGCCGGTGATCTTGCCGATCGCCGTGGCGGGCCGTAGCAGTTCGACAAATTCATCAACCACGCGCGGCTGCATCAACGGCCCGGCCCAGGTCGCGTCCGTCGTCGTGCCGGGCGCCACGGCGGCCTTGAGGAACAGGGCGACTTCCGGCATATCCGGCCAGCGCTGCTCCGCGTACATCGCCGCTTCGTGGTCGTTGCCATGCTTGACCACACGCGCACACGCGGCGCGAATGAACGCGGTGCCGGGCGGCGTCGTGGGCGTCACGCGGATCGCGCTGTACGCCTTGGGCGTGATGGCCGGCGAGGGCGTGACGAGCGGCACGGCCGCGGCCTTGTTGAGTTCGGCGGCGGCCTTGAGGCGGGTCACCTGCCCATCGATCCCGGCGACCTTGCCGGCGAGTTCGTCGTACTCCGCTTGCTGAATTTCGGTCAGCGTCGACGTCGGCGAGAACATCTCGGTCATGCGGGCCGCCAGCGGGGCGCGCTCGTTCGTCCAGTGCGTGATCTGTTCGTGAATGGTCGCCATAGGTTTCGTGTCCTGCTGGGGAGCTGCCGCTTTGAAGTTGGTGATCGTCGCGCCCGGGTTGGCCGGCACGGTCACGAGGGAGAGTTCGAGGAATTCCGTCGCACCGAAGTTCATCCCGCCGAAGGTGTTGGGCGTCATCGATTCGCGGATCGCGCGATAGCCCGGCGAGACGCTTTTGAGCAGCCGCGCCTTGATGGCCTGCCAGGCGCCGTCCACGCGATCCTTGAGTGGCCCCGGATCGGTAATCCGCGGCAGCGTCGCGGTGAACGGAATCCCGTCGGCCGTGGCCGTGCCGAACGTCACCTCGCCCACGGGCAGCGTCGTATCGTGCGCGAGCAGCAGCGGGACAGGATTGGTGAACGTCGCGCCCAGCGGGTTGATGACATCGCCGGAGCGATCGGGGCGCGGGGTCGACGCGACGCCGGCAATGATCCGCTGATCGTCGTCGACGGCTTTAATCTCGAAATCGGTGAGCGCGCCAGTGTGGTCCGTCTGCACGGAGGGACACGCTACCGGAGGCCCGGTGGGCGGCGTGAGCGTCTATCGGGAAATGTCCGGATCCGGCGGCGACGGCGCGCGCCGCAGCGTGTAGCGGATCCACTCCGGCAGGGTCATCCGGTGCCGCCGCGCGTCGGCGTACGCCTTGTCGTAGAGCGCCGTCGGCAGGGTGATATGCGTATAGACGGACGCCGCCGGCCGATTGGACGGGTCCACGGGCGGGCGGCCTTTCGGGGACGTCATACGGGCGGGCCTCCATACGAGAAGACGCGGTACGTGGGCGGCGGCGTCGCGTGCCGCTCCATCATGTCGATCGCGAGAATCAGCGCCACCACGCCGTCAATGCGCTGCGTCGACAGGCGCTTCGACGGCTTCAGGTTGCCGGCGGCGTCGCTTTCCACCGCCACGTTCGACACGTTCCACGACAGGACGGGATCGCCGTCGTGGCGCAGCTGCCGCCCGAGAATGGCCTTTTCGAGCGACTTCGTCGGCGACGACAACGCGGCGAACCCTTGCCGGATGG